AGCCGCCAATGGCTTCATCTGGTTTGTTGCAAGCTAAAGTTGGTGCTTCCGAGGACATTAAGTCTGCAACAGGGCAGTACAACGCCTCTTTGGGGATGACATCTAACGAGCGTTCTGGCAGGGCTATTTTGGCTCGCCAGCGTGAGGGTGATGTTGGTACTTACCACTACCAAGACAACCTAGCGCGGGCTGTACGGTACGTTGGTCGGCAGTTGGTGGACATGATCCCCAAGATTTACGACACGCAGCGCATCGCCCGGATTATTGGGATTGATGGCGAGACGAAGATGGTCAAGATTGACCCGACTCAGGCAGAGCCAGTGCGTAAGATCCAAAACCAAGAAGGGATTGTGATTGACAAGATCTACAACCCGTCTGTTGGCAAGTACGACGTAGTGGTTGCGACTGGTCCCGGCTACGCCACCAAGCGCCAAGAGGCTCTTGAAGCAATGGCGCAACTACTGCAAGGTAACCCGCAGTTGTGGGCAGTAGCTGGTGATCTGTTCGTTAAAAACATGGACTGGCCTGGGGCGCAGGAAATGGCAAAGCGGTTTGCCAAGACGATTGACCCCAAATTGATGGGTGATGCCGAGGACAATCCAGAATTGCAAGCCGCTAACCAGCAAATGCAAGCGATGGCGGCAGAACTGGATCAATTGCACAATATGCTGCAAAATGTCGGCAAGTCGATGGAAGCGCAGGATATGGAGCGCAAAGACTTTGAAGCGCAGATTAAGGCGTACCAGGCTGAGACGCAGCGCATTAGTGCTGTTCAGGCGGGTATGTCGGAAGAGCAGATCCAAGACATTGCGATGGGCGTGGTCGCTGCGGCTATGGAGTCGCAGAATTTGATGATGCCAGAGATGCGTGAGGAATCCATGCCGATGGAAATGCCTTCTGAAGGGATGATGCAATGAAATGCGCCGATTTTGTAGGGCTTCTATTTTTGGCTCGAGACGTTGCTCATTCAGTGCATTTGGCAACCCGCAGCTACAGCAAACACAAGGCGCTCGGTCATTTTTATGAGCTAATTGTTGAAGCGGCAGATGACTTTGCCGAAGCGTATCAAGGTCGGCACGGGTTGATTGGGCCAATTACGCTGATGACAGCCAAGAAAACGACTAACATTGTTGAGTTTTTGGAAGAGCAGTTGAAAGAAATTGAAGGTTGTCGATACGAAATTGTTGACAAGACGGATATGTCTTTGCAGCAACTTATTGATAACATTATAGAAATTTACCTCCGAGCTTTGTATAGATTGAGGTTCTTAGCATGAGTTTAACTGTCAACCATTCAACGCCAGCAGACGGCTCGTTTAGCGCCAGCGGCGCAACTGCGTGGAATGCAGCGCATACGCTATCTGGCACGATTGATATTGCCAATGGTGGAACTGGTCAATCCACATCTACGGCTGCGATCAATGCGTTGCTGCCGACTCAGGCTACCAATTCTGGCAAATACCTAACCACTGACGGCACAAACACTTCTTGGGCTACGGTTAGTGGTGGATCTGGAACTGTTACTAGCGTATCAGTGGTGTCTGCAAACGGTTTGGCGGGTACGGTAGCTAACTCCACCACAACGCCCGCTATTACGCTCTCTACAAGCATTACTGGTGTTTTGAAGGGCAACGGTACTGCAATTAGCGCAGCAACGGCAGGAACGGACTACCAGGCTCCGATTACGTTGACCACGACTGGAACGTCTGGCGCTGCTACATTTATTAGCAATACGCTCAACATTCCTCAGTACAGCGGCGGCGGCGGGTCTGGAACGGTTACAAGCGTTGGATTGACTGCGCCGAGCATATTCACGGTTACTGGCTCGCCTGTCACAACGAGCGGTACGTTGGCTTTGTCGTATTCAGGCACGGCGTTGCCGGTGGCTAATGGTGGCACAAACGCAACGTCAGCCGGCATCGCGGCGTTCAATAACATCACGGGTTACACCGCGTCTGGCGCAACTGGCACAACTAGCACAAACATTGTTTTTAGCACAAGCCCCGCGATTACAACAGCAACGCTGACCAATCCAACGGTTACCAACTACATTGAAACGCTTTACTCGGCCAATACCAGCACCGCGATCACGGTTGATTTGGCAAACGGCACGGTTCAGAATTTGACGCTGACCGGAAATGCAACAATCACAATGCCCACGGCGGTAGCCGGAAAATCGTTTATTATTATTTTGTCTCAAGACGGGACTGGAAGCAGGACAGTTACTTGGTCAACGGTGTCTTGGCCTGCCGCTACAGCACCAACAATTACTCAAACCGCCAGCAAAAAAGATATTTATTCTTTCTTTTCTAACGGTACAAGCTGGTACGGCACAACTCTTGGGCAGAACTACACATAATGTTTGCTGCATCTAAATCAGGACTAGCCGCGCCAACTTCGGATCAGTTTTTTCCGTATGTGCCGCTTTTGCTAAAAACTACTACCACAAACGGTCAGCAGAACAACACGTTTTTAGATTCTAGCGCTAATAACTTTACGATTACGCGCAACGGAACTCCGGCGCAGGGTTCCGTGACTCCGTACTGGCCTAATGGGCAGTGGAGTAATTATTTTAATGGTAGCTCGGATTTTTTAACGGTCCCGTCAAATGCTATTTTTAGTTTTGGAACTAGCGACTTTACCCTTGAATGTTGGGTGTTTACGGCAAATCCAGCCAATACAAACGGAAAAACAATTATAGATTCTAGGCCAGATTCTACAAACGGGGCTTATTGGGTTTGGGAAATAAACAACGCCGGACGCCTTCGATTTGTAAAACCGGCTGGCAGCTTGGACGTAATTGCAACAGACCCTATCCCATTTAACCAATGGGTTCATGTTTCCATTACCAGAGCAAGTGGAACTATTACTTTATGGGTTAACGGATCATCTGCCGCATCTTTGGCGGCGACTTCAGATAACTGGAGTTCTGGCATATTAAAAATAGGAACTAACGCTTTTCGTTCAATTGTGCCTGACACGTATTGGAATGGGTACATCTCTAACCTTAGAATTGTTAATGGTGTAGCGGTTTACACTGGAACATTTACGCCACCAACGGCTCCTATTGCCGCCACGCAATCATCCGGTACGAATATCTCTGCAATTACCGGAACACAAACTTCGCTGTTAACTTGCCAAAGCAATAGATTTAGAGACAATTCAGCTCAAGCAACTCCTTCTACAATCACTGCAAACGGAACTCCCAAATCCCAAGTATTTCAGCCGTTCTCAACTACGGGTTCATACACCGCTGCGGAGTATGGGGGAAATGGATATTTTAACGGTACTACGGATTATTTGGATCTGGGGTCGCAAGCCAATTTACAGTTAAGCAATAGTGACTTTACTATTGAGACGTGGATATACCCTCAAAGCACTGGGGTTATGCACATTTTTGGTAATTTAAACAACGGAACTGGTTCTGGGTCTTACTGGTATATAGTGAACCCCACATTTGGCGGCGGTTCATTGTTTCAATTTGCCACTGGGGGCGGAATTAACGTACAAAAAGGAACTGCCCCTTTATCTTTAAATAATTGGCATCATATTGCAGTAACTAGAAGTGGCTCTAACATAAGATTGTACCTAGACGGCGCTCAAGTTGGCACAACAGACACTTCAATTGGGTCGGGTACTATTGCTAGCAACGGTAATTCTTTTACAGTAGCACGAGCAAGTGTTGGCAGCGCACTTTATGTAAACGGTTATTTGTCAAATTTAAGGCTTGTGGTTGGCACAGCAATTTATACCGGATCAACTTATACTGTCCCAACATCGCCGTTGACAGCAGTTTCGGGAACTCAGCTTTTGACAAACTTTACCAACGCGGGGATCTACGACGCTGCAGTGCAAAACAATTTGACCACGGTTGGAGATGCTCAAGCGGCAATTGCCGTATCTAGGTGGTCGCCAACCAGCATGAAGTTTGATGGGACTGGGGATTGGCTGACGGCCATTGATGGCGGTCAATTGCAACTTGGTACGGGCGACTTTACGATTGACGGATGGGTTTACCTGTCGGCAACTGGAGTTGCTTACGGAATAATTAGTAAAGGCGCGGCGTCAACTGGGTGGTCAGTCAACGTCACTTCTGGCAACAAACTTCAGTTTAGCTACACCTCATCCAACTTGACCGGCGCAACGTCTTTGGCCGCAACAACTTGGTACTATTTTGCTGTTGTTCGATCTGGCAGCGCCACCGGAAATCTGAAGGTTTACCTTAACGGAACGGCAGACGCCACCAGCGGCGGTGCGGTAACGGACAATTTTAACCAAACAAACATTTTGTATACTGGCGCGGATCGAGTTGGGGGCAGCTCTTTAAACGGGTATCTTCAAGACGTTCGGATTACCAAATACGCACGCACCATCACGACGCCAACAGCAGCATTCCCAACGAGGTAATCATGCAACTCGCTAATCAAGATCTGGTCATCAAAGACCACACAGAGTGGTTTCCCAATACATCGTTTGGCGACCGTGGCCCATCGTTGGATTGGATTGCCGAACAGGGTTACTATGTGATCTCCGTCTGGAAGCCATACGATCATGCAACTGAAAAACTGGTATCTGCCGCTCCGCATCTTTGCAATGGAATGTGCTGTTTGGTTGCCGTGGAGCCTTTGACTGCTGAAGAACTACAGGCAAAGATTGACACGCAATGGCAAGTTATCCGTACTCAGCGCAACCAGATGCTTAAGGACACGGACTGGACCCAACTGGCAGACGCTTCTGTTGACAAGGTAAAATGGGCCACGTATCGACAGGCTCTTCGGGATATTCCTACTCAAGCTGATCCGTTTAACATTATTTGGCCGATATGAATTCATTTTTTGGCGGCTCGTTTTTTAGCGGGGATTTTTTCCTGTCTGTTGTGACCGGCGCAGAACAATTGTTGATTAAACTTCGGTCATTTACCGAAAGAAGGAGATTTTAATGGCTATTAACCTCAAAGCAATTACTTCGGTAATGGGCTACCAGCAGATCACAAGTTTGAGTTCTGCTACCCAACTGACCGTACCGGCGCGTAATTTGAGTGGCCTGGTAGGTACTCCTCGGATTGCCATCATTACGCCTGAAACGCAAGCCGTGCGTTGGCGTGATGACGGTGTGGCCCCTACGGCTACTGTTGGGATGCCTCTGGCCGCTGGCGTTACGTTGCAGTATGACGGTGACCTGTCAAGGATTCAGTTTATTGAGCAGACTGCTAGCGCCAAACTCAACATTAGTTACTATTCTTAATAAAGTTGCTGCACTTACTGCGTAGGACAAAACATGGCCGTCAATCTTTCACCAGTAGGCGGTGCTGCCGCTCAGTTCTTTACCAACACTGGTGCCGTTCTGACTGGCGGCAAACTGTATACCTATGCTGCCGGAACCACAACTCCAGTAGCAACTTACACATCGTCTAGCGGGGCTACCGCCCATTCCAATCCTATTATTTTGGATTCGGCAGGGCGCGTCCCTGGCGGTGAGATTTGGATAACCGTTGGGACATCATACAAATTTGTCCTAAGAGATAGTACAGATGTTTTAATCGGTACTTACGATAACATTTCAAGTTCAGTTAATACAGACGCATCTTTGGTAAGTTACACGCCAGCAGGGGCCGGTGCTGTAACAACCACAGTTCAAGACAAACTACGTCAGACTGTCAGCGTCAAAGATTTTGGTGCTGTTGGCGATGGTGTAGCTAATGATACTGCTGCCATTCAAGCCGCAATTAATACTGGTGCTGACGTTATATTCCCTGGGGCTAATTACAGAATTACTGCGGCTCTTACCGTTGGTTCGCAAAAGTTGTTTGGCGGGGTAGTAAGCAAAGGCATAAACAGAGCGCAAACAATCATAAGTATTGCAGGAAACCACCCATGTTTTGTTAATAATTCTAGTGAAATTTCTTTTGAAATTGACGGGTTTTATATTATGGAGATGCAGTCCCAACAAATGCTGGAACAAGTAGCAGCAAAATTGGGTTTTACTTTACGACGAATGGCTTGTGGCCAGCTTTTTCAAAAATAAGCAACTGTACTGTCCGTGGGGCATGGGAAGGTTTTTACGATAATACGGGTACCTATCAGTCCATCCTTGAGCGCGTGTTCATGCTTAAATGCCGCCGTGGCTTTTTTAAGCAAAACGGTACAACAATTAAATTTGATACTTGCATGGCGCAAGAAGGAAAACAAGGGTTTTATATAGTTGATGTGCTTTCGCCTACGTTGATCAATGTTGCCGTAGATCAGTTAACCGTTGGCACAACTGAAAATACAGGTAATTATTTTGAAGGTTGCCGTAGTTTGTCGATTGTTGGATGGGACGCAGAATCAAATGCAATAAGTGGAAATGCTGTTTCATACCTGCGAATTCGACAAAGCACTGCTCATATATCTGGGTTTGTCGGATATTTAAACACTTTAAATTGCAGCGCAGGCCAAGAAGTTTACTTGTTTAAAGTTGATGAGGGTTCTACTGCAACATTCTCTGGTTGCAGACCTTCTCGCAACGTGGGTGATCTTTTATTTTTGGGTGGGGCTGGCGGGTCGCCACACACATTGCTTGCTTATGACACAACAAAGGTATGTTTGTCTGGCAGTAATTTTGCTGCGCCAACTGGTGGATCGCCGTCTGTGGCTTATGCCAGCAATGCTCAATTGGTGTCAACTGTCCAATACATTCAATCACAAATCACTGGAACTGTTGTCAATACATTTGACACAGGTTACGGCCCAACTGCGTCTGGGTCATGGACTCCAAACTTAGCAGGATTTACTATTGTAGGTTCGCCAACTGTTACTGGTAGATATTTGCGTAACAACAATGTTGTGCATTGCTGGGTATTGATTGATTGTTCCGCTGGTAATACTGTTGCAAGCGTTGTTGGAACATCTGTAATAGATAATTTTCCAAATTTTTTAGCGCCAACAGTTAGGTCAACTTGTACAGCAGCAAATGCTGCCGTTGCAAGCTATGGCGTTGGTGTTGTCACAGAAATCGGAACTTATACGCCAGCATGGGCTGCATCAACAATTGATGTGTATGTTGAATTTTCGTACTACATAGGATAAATAATGGCAATCAAAAAAACAGTGAACACTCCATGCGGTTTTGAGGCGATTGACGCCTATCATCGCGTAGAAGGTGTTCAAATTAATAAAGGCAAAATGAATTTTCAAGTAAGGATTTATAAAGAAAATTCTGGCTCACATAATTTTGCTGAGTTGTCTTTTTATTGTGAATATGACATTCAAGGCGATAATCCTATTAAACAAGCGTACAAGTATCTTAAAACATTGCCAGAATTTGCAAACGCAGTAGATTGTTAACGGTTGTTGCAGAGGCTGAGTGATTTGTTGTATATTAAACGTACTGGTGCGCCCACCAGGGTTTCTTAGGAAACAAAAATGTCCGAAGAAGTAGTAGCGATTGAAGCGGAAGTAGCGCCCGCGCCGGAACTGGAAGCCACGGCGGCCCCGGAACCTGTAGTAGATACGCCGGAAGTTGCGCCCAAGACATTCTCGCAAGAGGAACTTGATGCCGCGATTCAAAAACGTCTCGCAAGAGAACAGCGAAAGTGGGAGCGTGAGCGTCAAGCACCGCCGCCCGTTGCCGTTGAT